ATGGCGGAGGGGGGGGCGGCGGCAAATCCGACCTTCTGTGCGGCCTTGCGCTGACGCAGCATCGTCGTTCGGTTATTTTCCGCAGGCAATCGACCGATCTGGAGGGCTTCTGGGATCGTCTGCTGGAAATCAGCCCGAGCAACACCAAGTCGGACAGCAACAAGAAGCGTCTCGTTACGAACGACAACCGACTGATTGAGTGCGGGCATCTGGAAAACCCCGGCTCTGAATTGTCATGGCAAGGGCGTCCGCATGACTTCATCGGCTTCGATGAAGGCGCGCAGCTCACGGCGTACAAGGTCAACTTCGTGCTGGGTTGGCTCCGGTCTGCCGATGGATTGCGATGCAGAGCAGTAATTGGGTCCAACCCGCCAATTGGGGGCGACGGTCAATGGCTGGTCGAATGGTTTGCGCCATGGCTCGACCCGGCGTCCCCGAACCCCGCCAAGCCCGGCGAGCTACGGTGGGCCGTCACGGTAGGTGACAAGAACGAAATTCGCACCGTCTGGGTGGATGGACCCGGCAAGCATGTGATCAGCGGGGTCGAGTACGAAGCGCTGTCGCGCACATTCATTCCGTCGAAGCTGGATGACAATCTCTACCTTCGGGATACCGGGTATCGTGCGCAGATCAACGCGATGCCCGAGCCGCTTCGGTCTCAGCTCCTGCATGGCGACTTCATGGCGGGGCGGGAGGACGACCCGTATCAGGTCATCCCGACAGAATGGGTGTTGTTGGCGCAGGAGCGTTGGCGAAAGAGCGAGGGGAAGAAGCGCCTTCCCATGCTCAGCCTTGGCGTGGATGTGGCTCAGGGCGGCGGCGACAACACGGTGCTTGCCCCTCTCCACGGCTCGCGCTTCATGCCTTTGATCCGCGAGAAGGGCATCAACACGCCGGACGGGCCGGCCGTCGCCTTGATGATCCTGAACGCACGGAGAGATGAAAGCTCGATCACCATTGACCTTACGGGCGGGTGGGGCGGCTCTGCCCGCGATCACCTCAGGACGCATCACAAAATCGAAGCGCATCCTTTCGTTGCCTCGCAGGGCTCGGAAGCGCGAACGAAGGACAAGAAGCTCGAATTCCTGAACCTTCGGGCGGAAAGCTGGTGGAGATTGCGGGAAGCGCTTGACCCTTCGGGCGATCCGGACATCGAAATCCCGCCAGACCCACGTCTTCAGGCCCAACTCACGGCACCGAAATGGAAGCTCAAGGGCGTCAAGATTCAGGTCGAGATGAAGGACGACATTCGTAAGCGGCTCGGCTCGTCAACGGACGATGCCGATGCGCTCATCATGGCTTGGTACAATCGGGACAAAGCCCTCATTGAGCGCGAGGTCATGCCGGCGCGCAACAAGATATCGGTGGTCTGACCGCCGGCAGGTCCAATCCCTGCAAGGAAGCTGAATGGCAAAACGCTCCGGTCCCATGACGGACGGCGAGCTTCTGGCAATTGTTGATGCCCAGATCAACGACGCCGGGCAGTTCGCCGGTTCCGATCGCGACAAACATCGCGAATGGGCTCTCAAGTTCTTCGAGGGCAAGGTCGACTTCAAGAACGAGGAGGGCCGCTCCAGCTTTGTCAGCCGCGACGTGGCGGACACGCATGGATTTATCCTCCCCGGTCTTCTGCGGGTGTTTTTTTCGTCCGATAGGGTCGGCGTGTACGAGCCGACACGTCAGCACATGCGGGAGGTTATGGAGGTCGATGAAAAGACCGGACAGCCCCGCCGCGTCCGGAAGGACGTCTCGGAGCAAATGGCGGCTCAGGCGACGGACTATGTGAACTACGTCCTGACGCGTGAATGCAACGGGTATCGCCACATCCGGGACGCTTTTTCAGACGGGCTGCTGCTCGGCAACGGCTTGATGAAGCACTGGTGGGATTCGTCGGTCGAGTATTCCACAGAGGCGTTCACGGGCAAAAACGAGATTGAATATCTCTCCGTGGTCAACGGGCCGGACGTGGAAGAGGTCTCCGACCACGAAATATACCCGGACCCGAATTGGGTCATGCCTGCGGAGGCGCAGGCCATACTGCAAATGGCCGAAACGGAGCCAGCCCTTGTCATCCCGGAAGATGCGATCCCGCAGCCTCCGATGCTGCATGATTTCAAGATCAAACGGGTTGTGTCCACAGGAAGGCTGCGGATTTCGGCTCTGCCGAACGAGGAATTCCTGATCGAACGCCATGCCAAGGTGCTCGATGAAACAGCGCGCTTTTGCGCGCACGTACAGCGAAGGACGCGATCCGACCTCATCAAGGATGGGTATGACCGCGAGAAAATAGACGATCTGCCGGCGTTCCAGGGCTCGGACGACTTCGATGAATCCGATCTTCGTGAAGACGACGATTGGAACGACGGCGACAGCGCTCCTGACACATCGACAGAATTGGTCGATGTGTTCGAATGCTATGTGCTGGTCGATTATGATGGCGACGGCATAGCCGAGCGCCGCAAGGTGGTCGTGGCCGGCCATATCGGTGAGCGCGGGCTTCTGGCGAACGACGAGTGGGGCGACAAGCTTCCCTTTTCGGATATCGTTCCGGAGCCACGCCCGCATGCCTATCGCGGCCGAAGCCTTTACGACGAGATGGCCGACATCCAGCGGGTCAAGACGGTCGTCACCCGTGCCATGCTCGACAACACGTATCAGACGATCTACCCGCAGAAGATTGCCCGCAAGGATGCCATTGTCGCCTCGTCATGGGGGGAGGTCGTCAACCCGACATGGGGCGGCACGATTTGGGTGAACGATATGGCGGCCCTCAATTATGTCGAGGCGCCGAACATTGTTCCCCAGCTTGCCCCGGTTCTCGAATACATGGATCAGGTCGGAACGCGGCGAACCGGCGCGTCGGACAGGACGCAGACGCTTGGACTCGATGCGTTGCAAAACCAGACCGCGACTGCGGTGAATGCTGTGCAGTCGGCCATATTCGCCAAGACCGAGGAGTATGCGCGCAATATCGCGGAATTCGGGGGTCTCAGACGACTGTTCTCGTGCTGTCTGAAACTCATTGTCAAAAATCAGGACCGGCCGAAGCAGATCAGGCTGCGCGACGAGTGGGTTGAGATGGACCCCCGCGCATGGGACGCGGACATGGACGTCGTTATCAACGTCGGCCTTGGAACGGGCTCCCGTGACAGAGATGCCGCGATGCTTCAGGCTCTTCGCCAGTCCCAGAAGGAATACATTGCCGCGCTCGGCCCCTTCAATGAGTACGTCAATATCGGGAATCTGCTCGATACGGACAGGAAGCTTGCCGAGGCGACGGGAATTCGGAACGCTGAGCGCTTCTTTCCGGAACTGTCGCAGGATGAAATCGCCCGCATTCGCGAGGAGCAGTCGAAAAGACCTCCGCCGCCCGACCCCCGTATTGTCGCGCTCCAGCAGAAGACGCAGCTTGAGCGGCAGAAAGCGACCGGGGACATGCAGCGCAAAGCGATGGAAACCCGAGCCGATATCGAGCTTCAGCGCACGAAGGCCGCCGCCAATCTGCAATCCGAGCGCGAGCGCAACGCCATGGACTTGCAGGCGCAGCGCGAAAAGAACGCGATGGAAATTCAGGGTATGCGCGAACGCACCGCCGCTGAGATCGAACTCGACAGGCAGGCGCAGCAAGCCGATCTCGCTCTACGGCGCGAGGAAATGGCTTACGAAGCCGAGTTGACGGCGCAGAACAATCTGCTGGAAGCCATGAAGCCGTCGCCAAATCCTGATCTGAACATTCGCGGGCCGGGCTGATGGAAGACAGGGAAACACAGCTTCTTCTGACGCGCGAGAAGGCCCGCAAAGCCAAGGAAATCCTCGAAAGCGAGGTTATGGGCGAGGTGTTCAAGGCTATCGAGAATCAGGCTCTGGAGGCCGCTTTGCGCGTCAAGCCCGACGAGCATGAGCTGCGGAAGCACCACCTCGACAAGGTTGTCGTCATCCGCGAATTGGCGACTGAACTCGGCGCGCTTGTCGTCGCCGGAATGGTTGCGGATCGTCAGCCGCCCACATTGTAGGAATTCGAGGCCGAAGCCTCGCATCGTCCGCGCCACGATACGGCGTAACCCCACGAATGCGGTGCGTCCGCTCATAGGCTGGTCCGATCCCAGCCCGTGGAACCGATGGAAACTCCATGGAAAACGAAGTGCAAGCCGTCGAGCCTGCGGGCCATGACGGGAATACCCCCCTCGAAATGACGCTGGACGATGCCGTGGCACTGTCTGCGTCGCGCGTCGCGGAACAGGCGAGTCCTGCATCTGCGGAAACTCCCCAGCCGGCAGCGGCAGACGCGGCGGAAGCCGCTGAAGCAACCCCGGCAAGTGCTGAACCGGACCCATTCGATTGGGAACGCGTGCCGGGAACGGCGAAATTCCGTCTGCGCGACGGAACGATCGTATCGGCCGCCGAGATCAAGAAGAATTGGGACGATTTTCAGCAGCTACCGAAAACCAGACAGGAACTCGAAGCCGACAGGCATCGGGTCCATCAGGCGACGGTACAAAGCGCTCAATACGCACAGTATCTGAACAACACGCTGCCCGTGGTGGTTCACTACGCGCAGTCGATGATGCCTCAGCCACCGAAGCAGCCCGAGTATATCGAGGGCGATTTCGTCGGCAATCAGCAGAAGCAGATCGCTTACGAGCGAGACAGGGACCTGTACCAGCAGAAAGCGTGGGAGCTTCAGCAGCTCCAGCACGCGTTGCGGAATCAGCAGCAGAAGCAGTCTCAGGAACAAAGAGAAGCCTGGGACGCGCATGTGCGTTCTGAAGACGCGAAACTGCGTGAAGCGCGGCCGTATCTATCGAATGCGGCCAAGCAGGAACAGTTCATGAAGGATTTGCACGCCGTCGCGGCGTCGGTTGGCTTTCAGCCCGAAGACCTGCGGAGATTCGCGTCTGACCACCGCCTGATCCTTCTCTCCGAACTCGCGATCGAAGCGTTCAAGCTCAGGACCAATCCACCCCGCCCGGCCCAGCCGAAGCCCGCTGCGGCGTCGCCTGTGGCGCAGCCGGGACGCCGCGTGGATGGAGCCGAGGCATCACGGCAGGCACGTTCAGAAGTGCTCCAGCGAGCGCGAAAGCAGGGCGGTTTCGACAGCATCGAAGATGCCATCGCCGCCTTTGGTTCATCGAGACGCTAAAGGGGCTTTCCCATGTCTACCCAAGAAACGAATACGTTCGACACCTACGATGCCGTTGGCAATCGTGAGGAACTGCACGACGAAATCTCCCTCATCACGCCGAAAGAGACGCCGTTTCTTTCGATGCTGAAGGAAGTCAAGGTTTCTAGCCGCCACCCCGAGTGGCAGACCGATACGCTCGGATCGCCCGATCTCACCAACGAGGAGGTCGAAGGCTTCACCTACGAATATGACGAAACCGACCCTACGACGCGAGTGGGCACCTACACCCAGATCATGTCGAAGAGCGGCAAGGTCTCCGAGACGCAAGAGGCCGTCGACAAGGCCGGTCGCGACAAGGAGACCACGCGAGAGAAGTACAAGAAGGGTGTGGAACTGCGCATCGACATCGAGGCGCTGTTCCTGTCCAATCAGGCTTCACGCGCGGGCTCTTCGGCCGTTCCTCGCCGCACTGCCGGCTTCCGTGCGTGGTTGAAGTCCAACGACAGCATTGGTGGTGGCGGGGCCTCCGGCGGGTTCAATTCGTCCACCGGTGTTGTGGATGCCGCGACCAACGGCGCCCAGCGTGCCATGACCAAGACGCTTCTGGACGACACGATCCAGAGCACTTACGACAGCGGCGGCAACCCCGACTGCCTGATGCTTTCGCCCTACGCAAAGCGCATCTTCTCGACCTTCATGTCGGATACGGATGTTGCCCAGCAGCGCTACACGGCGTCGGCGAACAAGCAGTCGACCATCGTCGGCGCGGCGGACGCCTATCTTTCGGACTTCGGTCTGATCGACGTGGTTCCGAACCGCCAGATGAGCCGGGCCGGCGCTTCGGTGGCGCGCAACGCGTTCCTGATCGACCGCACGAAAGTTGCCAAAGGCTTTCTGCGCAAGATTCAGGATGACCCGGATGCGGCCAAGACGTCGGACGCAGAACGCTTCATCCTGAAGTGCGAAACGGCGCTGATCGTCCGCAACGAGGCGGCGCACGGCGTGATTGCCGACATCTACGGCATGACCGCCTCCAGCTAATCGCTGACGGGCGGTTTCGGCCGCCCGCTTTCCATCTTCGTTTCAAAGGAACAATTCCATGACTACTGAGAAAGCTGGCGCGTTCGGCGCGCAGGCGGCACAGCCGTCTTCAGGCTCCGTATCCCTCGTCGTGCGCGAGGTGGAGTACCCTCTGTTCAAGTTCGATTTCACACTCAGCGCGGCGCGCGTCGTTGTCACGGACGCGGCCGGCTCCGGCTCGTACGGGGCGCTGAAGCTCTTCGATTTCAAGGAGGGCGCGTTCAGCGTTCTTGGCTGCCGGCAGAGCTATACCGCCTTTGCCGAAGGATCGGCGCTGACCGGGGCTGCGGGCGATGCTGCATTCGACATTGGCATCGGCTCCGTTGCAAAGGCTGCGGCGGCGGACGGCGCGCTTGGTGGCGCAACCGACGACGATATCGGCGGCGAAATCGCTATCACGCTTTCGAGCGGCACCGGCACCGGCTCCCTGATTGAGGGGGCGAAGTCCACCGCCATCAACGGGACGGCGACGCCGGCCGACATCGTGCTCAACTGGTCGGGTTCCGCCGCGACCATCGATGCCAGTTCTTACATCGATGTCACCGGCACCGTCTCCATCATCGGCATGTGGATGGGCGATCACTGATCGATCCAGGATCGATCCTGACCGCGAGCTTTTTCATGAGGGCCGCTCATTCCGGGCGGCCCTTTCCAATTCAAGGAACACTCCATGACTGATGCAGATGAAAAGCGCGGCCCCGGCCGTCCGCGCAAGGAAAGTGCTGACGATGAGATGGCTGCGATCAAGACCGCGACCGATGTGGCGAAGAATATGGTGATCGCGGAATCTGCGTTCCCCGAGCCGGAGAAGCCGAAATTCGCAGGCGATACCGTTGGCGGCGAACCGTTGATGGAGGTTCAGCTTCTCAAGAACTACGCGCCGATCTGGATCGAAGACGATGCAGGCGAAATGATCAAGCAGGCTGGCGTGTTCAAGAAGCTCGCAGCGGGCGAAACCATCCGTCTCCCGAAGACTGAAGCGGCCCGTGCCCTGAAGCTCGGCATCGCACAGGTCACGGAACACACGTTCGCCTGATGGACGCGCCTGAACACGATCCGATTGCGGGTCTCTATCCGTTCGATTCCCGCCCGCCTGGCGACGGCTGGGAAATTCTTGCGGAAGACGTCTATTCGCGCGTCTGGATCAGGACGTTGCCTGAAGGTGGGGTTCAGACCTGCACTTACGAACGCGTTGGCCCTGTTCTCGACCGCAATCAGGAACTTCGTAGTAAACAGGACGGCGAGCGGTGGGGAGACGGCAAGATCGTCGCCTCCATCCCGCTCGACAAGTATTTCCGCGACATCGTTCCGGCCCGTAACAACGGCGACGAGAAATGGATTCGGAAGTACCTCAACGACGCTGACAACGCTTATCTCCGTACGAAGAGGGGGCGCATCTGATGGCGCTTTCCGATTTCTCCCAGATGCAGGCCGCTGTGGCCAAATGGGCGTGGAAGGAGGGGGACGCAAAGTTCCTCGCCGCGATTCCCGATTTCTTCGCGCTGGTCGAGAACATCGTGCAGTACGGAGAGCCCGGCGTCGAACCGCTCCGGGTCAGGGAGATGGAGAACACCGCGACTGTCACGTTGACGAATGGCGTCGGGCCGCTTCCAGATGATTATCTGGAGTTTCGTCAGGTGACGGACGGCAGCAACCCCAACCGATTGCTGGAGCCCGTCGACGGGTGGTATGGCGAAGAGGAATTCCCGTGGCAGGGATTGGGGCGGGCAGCCTACTTCGCGGTCAATGGAACGTCGATCAGGACTTATCCGAAGTCGGCCAGCAATCTGACGCTTGCCTACTACCAGAAAATCCCGGCGCTCACGCAAGCCGATCCAGTGAACTGGCTCCTGACCAAGGCCCCGAACGTCTATCTGTTCGGGGCCTTGATGCAGGCTGCGCCATATATGCGCGAGGATGAGCGTCTAGGCCCTGTCTCTTATAACCATCTCCGACCCCACGAGCAACGCAG